AGAACCAAGAACACTATCTAGCACACCTTTAGTGTCTTCACTCCAAGCGTCTTTAATTCCTTTTGATGTTTTCTTACTATTTTCTAATATTTCATCATTAGCTTGTTTTATTCCGTCTTTATTTCTTGTCATTGTTGCAAAAAACAATTTAAATGAAGAAACTATATTGCTAATGTTACCCACAGCCGTTATTTTCAAAACATTAAAAGCGTTTACTAGTTTATTTGTAGCGGACAAAACACCCACTATTGCAGCAATAATTCCCCCTATAACAAGAGTTAATGGGTTTAAAACTGCAATTAAAGAAGCCGTCCCTACAGTTAACGTTTTAAATCCTGTAAATATTGAAATAGTTATGCCTAACGTTTTAAAGGCAACGGCTAATCCCCCTACGGCTAGCGTCAATTTTAATATAGAATTAGCGACATCTTTAATAAAATCAGGATCTAATTCTGCAAACCTTTCGCTTAGTATTCTAATCCTAGTTGCAAATTCTTTCGCCAAAGGTAACAACGCGTCACCTAAATTTTTAGACAATATAATAAAACTATCTTGGATATTAGCCAACGTGCCTAGAAAAGTTTAGATTGTTTTCTCATTAGATCTGCAAACTTACCATTTCCAGTTGTAAGATTTTTTATTGCTATTTCAACATCTCTAAAACCTACTTTTCCTTCTGATACCATCTTCTTAACTTCTAAACCTGTAGCACCGAACTGCTTTCCAAGCTCATCTATTAATGGAACACCCGCTTCAGTGAACTGTCGAAGCTCTTGACCCATTAAACGTTGCGCCGAACGTACTTGACCATAGGCAAGTGTTAAAAAGGGCAGTTTTTCACGTCCTACACCTGCAGCAATATTCCCTAAAGACTCCATTACGCTTAGAACGTCCTCTTGTGCGATATTATAGGCAAGAAGTTTTTTGGTTTGTTCTACCACCTCCGGGAGTGTAAATGGCGTTTCCTTTGCGAATGAAGTTATACTTTTTAGTAAAGCATCAGCTTTTTCGGCAGATCCCAACATTGTTTCAAAGGCAATCTTCCATTGTTCAAAATTACCCGATGTTTTTAAAAATACACCTATACCCGCAGACATTGCAGCAAAAGCAATAGTCAATCTATTACCTATTCGATTAGCACTAGCGCCTACATTGGATAATTGTTTTGAAATTGAAGATAAAGATTTTTCAGCCTGTCTAGCGTCTCCATCAATAGTTATTTTTAATCCTAGATCTTTAGCCATTTTTTAAGTTCCCTAATACAATTACCCCTAACTTATTTTTTTCGTAATTTTCAGCCCATTCATCAAAATTAAATCCATCTGGTAAGTTGCTTTCAATTTGTAAATCACTTTCACATTTTAATTCTTTTAGATGTGATTCTAATTGTTTAGAGTTACCTCCTGCAATCTGTACTTTTTCTATTTTTTCTTCTAACTCGTCTATTTGTAAATTATCTAATAGATTTTTTATTTCTTTTAACGTTAATTGTTTTATATCATTAGTTGTATAATTAAAAGCCTTAGCTATCTTATATACAATTTTACCCCAATCAGTAGGGAGTACTGGCTCGTTTAGTTTTTTTTTGAATCCTCATTTTTACTTATAGCGTTATCGGTAACAATGGCCATTATGTTTTCAATGTCGCCAAAATTATCAAATAATTGAAAAAAGTTTTCTTTTGTTTCTACAAAATTTCTTGAATCATCGCATAACAATACCCATAACAGATTACCTGCTATTGTTATTTTTTTACCAATTGTTATATCCTCATCATCTAATGATTGAATATCTATACCTTTAGATTCAAGTTCAATTAGTACTCCCAACGTTAGTTTTTTGAACTTAAGAGTTACTCCCTTAAGTTCAAAGTCAGTTACATTTTGGCTTAACACATCCCCTATACTTTTAGTCACGTATTAACAGCCGCCTTGGACTACGTCCATTTCATAAAGCTTAGTTAATGAACAATCTTTAAGAACTTTAATAGTTAAACTATATTCACTAAAAGCTTTATCCGGTAGAGGTAATTCGAACGGAGAAACAAAACATTTAAATGCTATAGTTCTATTGTATGATTTGTCCGCTTGAATATCCGAGAAAATATGAGCTTCAAAATTAATAGGTAGTGGGTTAAAAGGCATTGATATCGTTTGCGAAGCGGCATTGATAATTCTTACCTCAAACACACTGATATCATCAGTAGTCATACCGATTGTTCCCGATCCACCATCTAGTTGAACCCCTGTTCCAGGTATAGTTACCGATGAGCTGGCAACAATAGTAAGAGCTGAAGCTGTGATTTTCATTGTGTCATCAACAATACTTAAATCTGTGCCCAATTGAGCCCCGAAGTTACTAACTTTATAAACGTCAATCGTTGTCGGTGATACTGCTTTAACTAAGTATGTCCCGGGTTTCAAATCCGCAGCAGTAACTACTGTTGCTGTAGCAATACCTGTAGTGGCATCAAGAACAGACGTACCAATTGAGTTTGCAAAATTGTTAACACTTCCTGCCGCTTCAGCAGCATTTTCAACAACATCGTATCCAGCCAAAGTGTACAGCCAGGGGGGAGTTTCTTTAGCTGTGACTTGAATTTCTGTATCTATAGTACCAAGTTCAGCGGCTACATTATGTTGTTCCCCGCCACCCGTTAAGGTGTTTACTTGGGCATTAGGGTTTATGCTCATACCGCCATTCAACTGAATAAATTTGCCAAACGGCAACTTAGTTACTCTGTCTACTGCTGCAAATCCGTATGAGTTATATGATACGATAGGTTGTGTTAATGTCATTTAATTTACTCCTTGATTATTTTTTCCATTAATAACGTATTTTTATATTTGACAGGTATCTTAGCTTTATTGGTTTCTGAAGCTAAAACGTCTTTTTCAAATATAAAAACATCGTCATTATGGACTATTTTATGGGTTTTTAGTGATACGAAATCATCTAAAAAATCATTTTGTTTTTTCATCTTAATTGAATTTATTTTTTTCGTCATATTTTCCCCCTAAAGAATTTTATTTATTATATCACTATTACTATCATTATTAAAATACATTAGTAAGTAACTGCTACTTTAAAAGTCAAAGTAACACATGTAAAATTAGTTTCAGAATCTGGTATAATAGCTATTTCTTGCCCCATTAATTCAGTTTGTGTTAGTTTCTCAGATAATTTTTTGTATATTTCATACAGAACCCTACTGTACCGTAAACCTATACGATAATCATTGTTATCATTAAGGGTATTTGATATGAACGTAGTTAATACGATGTTATATCTTAAAGAGTTTACTATTTGGTTCTCTTCTATATCTGCTTGAGGTTCTAGGTATTGTATATGAAATATCCCATACGGTGGTGTAGCTGATAAGTCGGCCCCATGATATAAGAAATAAGAATCCGGTATAAAATCAGGTACTAGACTATCTCCTTTTTCTGTATTTATGGCATCAATAATAGTTTGAATATTAGATTCGAAATATCCTTGAACGTCGTCCATTACTGTTTCTATATCAATTTTACTCATTTCACAACATCACTAAAATAAGTATTTATAGTCCTAGTAAATCGTGGTTCTAACAATTCCATTATTATAGGAGGTCTGGCGACCATACGTTTTGTGCCTCTAAATAAATTCTTAGCATAAGGAACTTTAGTACCTAATGTCATTTTTCTTTTAGTTATTGTTGTAATGTTGTCTTTACTTCCCCTATCACTTAACGATTTTTTTAGTCTTCCAGTCCAATCTAGTATAGGGTATATTCTACCTATACTTTGCATTTTTAGTACTTTGGTTCTAGGTCTTAAATCCTCATACTTTCCCGGTCCATTAACATTTTGACCCGATCTAAATATCATATTTTTTTCTGTTTTATAAAAATCAGAAGCTAAAGATTCAAACAAAGGTCGCAAATCATGTAGTTTATTAAAAACTTTTCTAATGTCCCTTACTACTTCGTCTTTACCTTCAACTTTAAATCTAAGAGCCATGTGTTACCAGATGGTCCCTGATTTAGAGGAAACAGGACAAATGTCATTAGCTTCATTGTAACTATATGTCTGGATTATTGACGAGTTGGTGTCAGTATTTAATAATCGTAATTTTCCTTCGTCATACATATTTAAAATTTTAAAAAATTCTGATTGATCTTCTGTATAACTCATTGTTTTACCATTTTTAAGTTGAGGTTGGCTTATACCTAAAACCTGGCGTATTTTAGTTAATACATACATATCTGCTAATTCTTTTAGTTGTAGCAAATCATCAACATTGGTTACTTCTATTACATATTGATTGCTAAGCTTAGCATAAATAATAGATGTCGCTCTATCAATCCAATCAGATACATCAGTCGTAGACGGTTTTGTTGTAGCGCTAAAAACAACTGTTTTAAAATACGCTTGTATGTTTGCAACGGTTGTTAAAGCGGTATAAGCCATTTATTTTTTTTCTGATACTGGATTTGAAAGGATACTTAAAACCTCGTTTACAACTCCTATAGCTGATACCCCATTACTTTTTAAAGTAATGTCACACATGGTCTCTATTGCTTTTTTAACTTCGTCTCTAATTTCATATAGTGCCATAATTTATACCTTAATTGCTCCTATACTAAGAAGTGACTGTGAATGTTCAACTGATAACTTTATATCATCACCTTTAACATATTGTTTTCCATTATGTTTGATGTTATTTAAAACTTGATACTTAATTTTCTTAGGTTTAGAATCTTCTTTAGGTTTAGAATCTTCTTTAGGTTTAGAATCTTCTAGTTCAACTTCTTCAAGTTTAACTTCTTTATTTTTCATAGCATAACTCCTTTCATTACATTAGGTAGGATATAATTATATCCTACCTAATAACTAATGTATAGTTATGCTACTGCGTTTTTGATTAAATACGCTGAATCAGCATTGATTACTAAGAAATTTCTATCGTCAGTAATACGAACCATTTCAGAATCCGGTGTTTGTTCATGAGTATTGAAAGCTTCAACATTTACGTCGGACAACACAAAGTTGTACCCGAACGATCTTTCGTACTTGTTAGGATTAGGATTAGGATTGACATACATCAATCCAAAGTCTTTGCCCCAAACAGAAGCAAGTGAACTTGTTTGACCTTCTTTAGCAGTTTCATACTTAACGTTACCAACTAGAACTTTTTGAACTTTCAAAGCTTTAGCCATTTGAGTAAGAGTTAACCCGGTCATTCTTTCATTTGTACTATCAGTAGTAATCAAATTTAAAAATGAAGGGTGAAATTGAAGATCTTCGAAAACTTCCCAACTCATATAAGCAACGTTAGGAACTAGTCCTGTTGAACTATAAATTGTCTTTTTACCAGTTTTAATATCTGTTATCGGAGTACTGTTAGTATAGTCATTCCATTGAGCAGTACCTGAAAGCGTCGCATTTTGAGTGATTACAGAAGTACTAGTTACAATGTCTGCAACTTCTTTTTCACGAGATATTGATTTAGCAGTCATTAATAACTTAGTAAATAACTGTCTTGCACTACTTTTAGCAGCGTCAGTGTTAGGACTAGAAATATTAATAAACTCTTCCCAGTCTTCTTTTAAAACTGATATTTTTAAACCGCTAGCTTTACATGACCACCCGGCAGCTTTAGTCATTGATACCGTAATTTCACGAATACCGGATTTTCCGACTTGAATATCTGTCTCAACGCGTAAATGCTCAGTTCCGCCCGTTTTGATGTCACCTCTACGCGTTCCAACTAGAATGTTTGGAATAATGCCAGTATGGATGTATGCTCCATCATTTGGCATATAACCATTGATGATTTCCTGTAATACGGGGTCATTAATTATTGAAATATTGTTACTCATTGTTATATCCTCCTATTATACTGATTGATAACCAACAGTTACCTGAACACTAAAAACATCGTCTGTCACAGCATCTTGTAATGCTCTAGCTACATAAATGTCATCAGCGGTAGTTGTTGCGATAAGTTTTCCAGCAGCGTCTACTTTCAAAAGATTACCCTCTGAAATAGTTCCGCCAGCTTTTGCTTTAGAAAAACTACCTTCAACAGCTACATCTGCTAATTCCGCCGAAATAGGCGTATTCTGTAAAATACCTAGAGCTAGTTCCCCAGCTCCAGCTAGTACTACATCACCTTCAGCGGTATCAGGTTTAACTGCAAAATATTGGCTAGAACTCAAATCAGCGTTAGCTGTTCTTGCGATTGATATTACCGGACCTTGAATTGTTGACATATTATTGACCTCCTAATTGTTTTTGTGCTTTAGCTAATGCACTATCAAAAGATATTTTTTCATCTAATTCTATCTTTTTAGATAGCTTGTGCAATTTCACAGCATAAGAATCGTCATCACTAGTATTATCGTCAGTTGCTACACCTGAAGACGTATCAAGTTTTACGATAACTGGCATTGCTTCAATTTCTTTTTTAGCATCTTCCATTTTTTCAAATGTATTTAAAAACACTTTAAACATTTTTTCTTGTGCTTTAGTAGCTTTTCCCAATCGAACAGTTTCACAGAATAAAGAATCAACTTCTTTTTCTTTTTTATCTAATTCGATTGCTGTTAATTTTTTTTCTAATTCAATTTTTTCTGAATTAACTTTTTCAAGTGAAATTTTTTGAGAAGCAATTTCAGAATTCAGTTCTTTGTTTTGTGATCTTAATGATACTACATCGATATCATGCTCTTTTTTCAAAGCTACCACCATTTCGTCTTTGTTCATAATTTTTTCTCCTTTGGTTTTGTTTAATTTACTAGGTAATTCCGTTTGTGGAAAAAACGGTTCGTTAGTCAATGCTACCCCTAAGAATACATTTTGAAATGATTCGTTAGTATCAGGCCTTGTGAATTTGTGTGCAAATTCGGCTGAAAAGTAACGATATTCCTTTTCGAGAAGCATCCGTTGCCCCTCAGGTGTCATTTCTATATCCATGAGTAAAACATTACCTTCATCATTAAGACGCAACTGTTTTATCCATCCATATGATTTTCCACCCAAATGATCTAGGTTACACGGTGCGTCTTGACCTGTAGCTTGCTCATTGAAGTTTTCAATCATATTTTCGAAAACAGTTTTGTTTAATGTGAATTTAGTAGGACCGTTATTAAATACGCTTTCTTCATTTTCAAAATGAAGAACAGGTACAGAAATAAGCAATCCTGTTTCCTTGTCCAATTGGATTTTATTTAATTCTATTAAAGATTCTAAAACCTTTTTTTTATTTAACTTTATTGTCAATTTATTTGCCCCCACCCAGATGAAACTTTCATAATCATATCATATTAATAGTTAAAATAAAAATAGTTGTAAATTAATTATAAAAAGAAAAATTAATAACCCTAGCTGTTCGATGTAATTTGTTATCTATATAAGCGATTCCCCCTCTCATATTAACTAAATCAACAACCGCTTGTAGGCTCCTTAATTGCCCTTCTTTCTGGAATGATAGGTAATCCGTACTTGTCGATAGGCTCTAATTTTGAAACTGCTTTTTTCAAATCAGCCAAAGTATCTTCATAATTAAAACAAAAATCACCATCACCTAATAAAACAAAAAGCACTTTCTTAGCCTCTAAATAAACACGCCTTAAATCCTCGTCTATCTCAAATGTAATATTATTTATAGCCATTATCTCCCCCTTTTTATCCTTTTTTATATAACCCATTTTATGTGCCGTGTTTTCTAAAATTTTAGTTAATTGATTAGAGATTTCAAACCTTTCTTTATTAATTCTTATTGATTCGTATATGCACCCCTCTTTAGTTCTCTCCCCTGCTGCCTTCCAATCAAAGAACATTTCGATAATATCAAACAAATTCATACCAGCAATCCCTTTTTTATAATGCTCTGGATGGTGTGAGTTATTTGCATAATGATGGTCAAGAGCTACTTTTAACCCAATTAAAAACGATTTATACTCATCACTCCCGTAAGTGCAATCTTTAAGTTTAGGTGTGTACTCGTCAAATAATTCTTTTTCAGGCGTTTTAAGTTTTGAATTATCATGCGAACTAGCTCTATTAATAAGCTCAATAGACGCCTCTGACAATAATTGAGACACCCTTTTTATATGCTTTAAAGTGTCTATTGAGCTGTCGTATTTAATCATCGTTTTTTCCCTTTTACTTTCTTAATAAGTTTACACCTCTTTTTGCTTTTTACCCGTCGCCTTTCTCTTGGCCCGTCTGGATGAGGTGTATTTTTTTCTTTTTGGCCTAATAGATATTTAAATTCCATAGCCTCGTCAATAGTAGGGTCTGTATTAGTCATTATTATCTACCCCTTTTTAGTATTACAGCATGACGTGCAGAAATATTTTTTAATAAGTAGAGGATGGTTAATAGATTCGGGGCATAAGTCAATAACAATATACCTTATTTTCTCCCGTCTAAATTCGTTACAGCATACCTCACTCTTTTTATCTCTACATACCATTATTTTCTCCCTTTCTTAAAATTGTTTCTGTTTCAATATCTCACTTGCGGGTATTACTTTTCCTTTTTTAACAATGTCTTTAACTTCTAAGCCTGTTACATTAGGTAGAGTCATGTTAGGGGTTATAGGTACTAATATTGACCTACAATACCAATGTAACGGGGGTGTGAATTGTAATGACACAGCATCTTTAGGTAAAAAGACTTGTTTGTCTAAACTCCTACATATATCAGTTGTGCCCCCATCTAATACCGCACTAAACATAAACCCTTGTATGACATCAAGATTTTCAAAAAAGAAATTGTTTCTACCATTGTTAATAAACTTATTAACCGTTGCTCCCGATCCTTTATAAGCTGTTTCGCTGGCGATATAAGTAGCAATTGAAGCGTCAACTTTATTTATTATCGTTTCTTTTTCTTCCCCTCTGTCTATTTGATTAATAGCTTCAAGAGTAGAGTTGTTTTCAAAATCAGTTTGAATTGTTCTAACAATCTGACGAACTGCTATGATTATTTTTGATGAAATTCTTTTTATTATTCCATCTTTTTCTAGTTTCATTTTTGCTTTTATTTCTTTTGTTGCTTGTTTTTGTGCTTTTGCATACGCATCGTTTAATACTTGTTTTAAATCAGTAGTTAGTTTACCAGTAAACCCAATATCTATAGAAGATATAGCACCTACAGGATTAGATTGATTTAACGCGACTTTTAAATCATTAATGTACTTCGCTTGCATTTTATTAAGATTACGTTTAATAACATCATTATATTCTTGCTCAGAATCATCGAATAGTAATTTGATAGCTTTAACGTCAACACTTTTTTGAATAATATCTATCAATTCATCGTTTTTATTTAATAATACTTTTTTATTTTCTACTTTTTTATTCTCAGTATCTTCAATTTTTACTTCTTTCGGTTTTACATTGGTTTTATTTTCAATTATTTTCGGTAATCCGACTTCTTTTCTCAGATATGATTCTGTATTTTCATCAGGTGTTAAAAATTGTGACTTCCCTAACTCACTAACAACTTTTGCTAATGTTTCGATGTCTTTTTTAGATATCCCCGTCGCTCTCATATCTAGTTTTACTTCAGGTTCGCCATAATTCATAACAAATATGTGATGTGCCTCTTTTGAAAACACACTCGAAATGTATTTGCCGATATGTTGTATAGATTGTAGAAACATCTCTTTCAATATATCTGATTGACTATTACCACCAGATTGTAACGTCCCGATATCTAAAAAGTTAGCTAATATAGAGCTAATCATTTTGAAATCTTCTCTTTCAATCGACTTGTCAACAGCAGTCGAATTATATTCACCTTTTTTAATTTCAAAACCGTCTTTTTTAAGTTCATCTGGTAATATCAAGTATTGTTTTTCATGGGCAACATAAGAAGATAAAACTTTTTTTACTTTATCAAATTCTGATGCATTATTGCGTAAAGATTGTGGTAAGAAAATAACGGGTGTACCGATAGCATTTTTTTCTAACCCCATCATATCTAGTCTTAAATATAAATCTTTTCGTAAATAATTCGCATATATCGTACGTAGTAACGATATACCTTCAAAGTTATTACCTTCTTTTTGATTAGTAAATAACAGTACATCTGAAGATGGAATTGTATGGTATCCCGTACTATCACCTTGGCTGATATATTGTATTATTGACTCTAATTCCCCAGTGCTCTTATCTCTATTCCATTCATAGATTGTCGATTGTTTTCTACTAGAAAGTGATTTTAAAGTTGTTATTTGACCAAACTCTTTAGTATCCTTTACAGTATAAATTTTTTCAAATACAGCAAAACCATAAACTAAATAGTTTAGAACTTCATATAAAACGGTATCCCAGTCTATACATTCTTTAAAAATAAAGTTTTTAAATTTAGCTTGAAATATTTGTTTTTCATCTTTTAAATCTTTTTCTTCAAACACAAATTGAGCACTTTTAATAGGTGTTGAAATAACACGAATTACCCTTGCTATTTCAGAATCGGAACGCCTCATTTTATCGTATACTGAAGCCCCTATATACGCATTTTGAAGCTTACCTAGGTACTCTTCATATAGTTTACCAGATTGAAATAATGTCCCTGATTCTCCTATATTATCTTTATTTACTGGTTTTATTTCAGGCATTAATATTCCCTCATTGTTGAAAACATTGTATTAGGTGTACTCGATGAATACAATCCTGAAAAACTAATATTATTATTTTTTCTCATATAATTACATATAACACAAGCGTCTAATACGTCAGGCGAGTGGCCCATCCTTTTTTTGAATTCGTCTTTAGGTTCTATTTTAATAACCTTGTCATCAATATTATATCTTATATTTGATGAATCGTTAAATAACTCTTTATTTTCTAAAATTTCAATATTTTCTAGTCTAACATCTTCTCTGAATTGCCAATGAGCTTCAGCTCGTTTATTTTTATAAACAACAAAATCTTGCCTTGTATTAGGGCTTTCCCCAGCATTAAATGCATATACAGAATGACCTTTATCAGTTAAAAAATCATAAGTACCCGCACCTAAACCAACTATATCTACACCCACTTTGCCCGGATCAATTCTATATTCGTCTATACGTTGTGCTACAATCCTACCGATATCTGTTGTTGATTTTTTAGTGTAAGTTTCATACTTAACTATTTTATTTGACCGCATATAAACCAATTCGGTCTTATCATCTCCATACCTAGCTACATCGACGCCTAAATATAAATCAATGATATCGTCACGTGATTTATACTCCCAAACGTCATTATGAACTACTTCTCTTAACCAAGCATAATGTATTAATTGATTAGGATCATCTGCAAATTCCCAATTACCCAGTACGTATCGATTGTATTCCGGTTCTGGTAATGTTTTTAATGCATTTATATAGTCATCGGAGTTGTGGGGGTTGTCAGTGGGTAAAGCTGGTAAGTAGTAGTAAGGAGCTTTTATAGTTAACTCGTGCCATTTGTCATAAAACATACCCTTTACCCAGTTTTTGGCAGGGTTACAATTTAAAAAAATATAAGGTCTAATATCATGTAAAGTATTATTCCATCGACCTACTCTTGTTTTTAGAATAGTAAAAGCATTTTCATGTACCTCGTTGGCCTCTTCTATTAACGCCATAGTCAACTCTAAACCTTTTAATTTATTAAAATCTGGATCTTTAGTGACATCAGCATCAATGAAATGTATTTCGCTTTCGTTTGCATATTTAGCTACGTAATCTGAATAATTGATACTTATTTTTTTAGTATCTCCATTCAGTTCTAATACTTTTTTATATGTGGGTAATGATGTTTTTTTAAGGGTCGTCAAGTTTTTTCTAACGATAGCATATTTAGTTTTAGGGTAATCACATGCCATTTGATGTAATATTCCTATCTGTAGTATTGATTTACCTCCCCCTACAGCTCCGCCATAAAGCATATAAAGGTGGGTTTTCTTTTTAAAATCTTTGAGAAACTCCTTTTGTTTTGGAAATAAAGGCATTAATTACTAATCGTCAAGTAATCTTTTAACTGCAATCTCACCGGTTATATTTGCATCAATTCTTTGATGCTCAGAATAACCTCGATCTTTACCTTGATGCTTAAGATAAAAAGTTACGGCTCTAATTTCATTTTCTTTTACTTTAGTAAACAATGCCCCCTCAGCAGTATCTAACATTTCTTCTCTAGATTCTTCTAACGCTTCTTTAACTTTAGGATTTTTAGCTATATGAACATATAATGCTTTTCTCGTTATTTTAAGCTTTCTAGCAGCATCAGATACAACCCCTCCCGTACCTTTAAATGCTTTAATAATTATTGACTCATTTAATTTTGTCAAGGAATTTCCCCTCTATTTTCATGTACTGTGTAAACTTTCGTATATTAACAATCAATAATACCACTTTAATAATAATTTGTAAACCGTTTCTAAAGCATTTATAAATTTTTAATCTTTTTTGAAAAAAATCCAGGTCATTTCATAAGACAACAAAATTACATAATTACAGATTACATATAGATTCATGTTGTCTTATTATATTAAAACATTATTTATATATAATACTTATATTTATATTATTATATCTTATTATAACCTTTATATTTGTAATTTGTAATTTGTAATTAATAAAGTAATAATAGATATAATATAGGCAATAAAATAAGAAAAAACAAAAAATTACATAATCAAAAATCATTTGTAACATATACCAAAAGTGGAACTAATTGTAATTGATAATCAACAAACCAAAAAACCAACAAACCAAAAAACCAACAAATCAACAAACACTTTTTCAACAAATACCTTAAAACACCTCTCTAAAACAGCTTAAAAATTACAAACAGAAAAGGGTGTTTATTAATTATAGTTTACTTATTTTAAACTATAAGTTATAATTAAGTTATCTTAAAAGTAAGGAGAAAATCAAAATGATAAATGTAAATGGTAACAAATTTAGTGAAGACGAAGTACATGTTGCGACCATATTGAGTTGGGATGGGGTTGCTAGAGCTAGCGATTTTTCTTATGGGAAAGGAAGACATATTAAAAAACACAACACTAATACCTCTTTTTCGAATGAGGTTGATAAAGAGGATATAATAATGCGTCCTAATAGATTTCCTAAATATGTATTTAATTTTGCGAAAAAAAATAATAGAGTTATAAAAATAGTATATGCTACAAACCGTCGTTTGATAAATAAAATAGTTAAAGAATCGAAGATTAGATATTCTGCTCAACTCGAAAAAAGTAAGGTTAAATAAAGATGAAAACAAAACTACTATTTAAAAGTTCTAACGGAAAAGAATTTATAAAACTTATTTATTCTTTGAAATTTAAACTTTAAATAT